TTCATTAATGAATTGTCCCCAGCAATGAAAAAGACGATTGCGGTCATTGCGGGAATTGCGGCGGTCGCGGGTCCTTTGATTTTCATATTTGGTGGCCTTGCGCGAAGTTTAGTCGTATTAAGAAACGCCACGATTTTGCAGACAATCGCAACCACGGCGTTGGGTGTTGCCGTTAATATCTTGACGTCACCAATCACATTGATTGTGGGATTGATTGCGGCATTGGCGGCGGGTGTGATTTACGTCGCGTACAATTTCAAAGCATTCAGCGCAACGGCAAGAAACGCCATTGCGAGCATGGTGAACGCCGTGATTCCAAAGGTGAATGGATTAATTAGCGCATTCAACGAAGCGGCGGAATTCTTTGGTCGTGACAAAATCATGGTAAAGCCGTTCCAGAAGATGGAACAAACGGCGGTTCCCGCGTTCAAATCTATTGGCGAAGTTGTCACGGAAATCAAGAAAGACCTTGGTTTGTTCAAAGAGGAAACCGAAGAAACGACGGGTTCATTGGGGACGTTGGAAGGGCAAGTCGAAGATTTAAACGAAGACCTCAACAACGGAATCGTTGCGCTTGATAATTACGGCGAAGCACTCGACGGCGTGACGGATTCGGACGGATATGGCGACGCATTCAATGTAAATCTTGACCCAAGCGCATTGGAAGATTTTGACCCGCTACCATTTGACGAAGAAAAAACCAACGATAAATTTGAAAATCTTCGCAAAAATTATGTGAGGTTAAAATTGGCGCAATTGGAATTGGCGGAAAACGGCGGAAAGGCAATTGAGAATTTCGCACGAAACACCATTTCGGGAATGGCTGAAATCGCGGGGGCGATGATGGTTGGTGAAGCGTCATTCGCGGACATGGGTCGTTTTATTCTTGGAAGTTTTGCCGACCTTTTAATGCAGTTGGGACAAATGTTTATTCAATATTCAATCGCCGTTTCTGGGTTCGTGAAAGCGTTATTGGCGGGACCAACGCCCATCGGGGCGGGGTTAGCATTGGCCGCGGGTGTGGCTATGATTGCCGCCGCGGGTGCAATAAAAGCGTCGATGTCAAAAGCGGCAAGCGGTGAAGGCGGAATCCCCGCATTGGCCGAAGGGGGAATCGTGACGGGACCAACATTGGCGTTGATTGGCGAAGGTAGAGAATCCGAAGCGGTCATCCCATTGTCAAAACTAAACACCATGATGCAAGGCGGCGGCAACGGCGCGGTTGAGGTTTACGGACGATTAAGCGGTCAAGACATCCTATTGTCCAGCGAAAAAGCAACACGAACACGTTCAAGATATAGAGGTTCTTAAACATGGGATTACGTCTTTTTTCCGAATTCAAATCGAGCAACGGCAAACAATACAAAATTGAGATTCACCAAACGGGATTCAGCGGAACAACCACGTCGTTCAATGTTGCGGAAGATGGTTTCAAATTGGAATATTCTGGCGAAACCGACGACATCGTTTCGCCAATTATCGGGTCCAAATGTGTCGTTAGTGCTTACAATAATGTCGGCACGTTCGACACGTTCATGAACAAACTTTTGGTTCGTCAGGACGACGAATTCTTCATGAAAATATTGTTGCACGATGGCGTTGATTACAACGATACATTTTGGTCGGGAATCATCATGCAAGATTTAATGACCGACAACGACGTTTCCAAACCGCGCATCGTGGAAATCACGGCGACGGATGGAATCGGATTTTTGGCGAATGAAGAATACACGTCAACGGGATTCACAACGATTCAAAACATTATATTTAAGGCCACGCAATCCATCGGATTGTCGGAAATATATTCATCAACCGAACATTTTTTGGGGACGATTGTGAACGTTTGGGACACCAACATGACGTTCGCAAAAACAACGACCGACGTGTCCACATTGATTCGTTTTGATTCCCGTGTCTATCAAGATAAGGAAGAAGATGGAACAATCATATATCCGAAATACCTTGACATCTTACGGGAATTATGTGTGGCGTTTGGCGCACGTTTTTACCAACGGGACGGAATCTTTTATTTCGAACAATATTTGGAACGTGAGGCGTCGTCAAGATACGTTACAACATATCAATATGATGGAACGAAGGTTTCCACGGCGAGCGTTTCCGACGACGTAACGTTGGACCAGACGACCGCGGGCGGCGCACGGATGGCGGGAAATACGTTCACCTTTTTGCCCGCATTGCAAAAGGTTTCCGTATCGTTCAACCAATCGCGGGCGTCCAATCTATTGGCCAACAACATCCATTTCACAGATTCCACAACGCGCCAGAACATCGGGTTTGTTCCCAACACAGACAACGCACGATTGCAATTGGAAACGCGGTTGGAATATCAATTGACGTTGAACACCACACCGCCGTCGGTGGCATTCGATTGGTGGCAACCCGTTTGGAAAATGGAAGTCCGCATCGAGGACGCCAACAACGCGGGGACGTTCTATTATTTAAAACGCGAATATGCCCCAACGGGATTGGCGGGCGCACCAATATACGGACCAACAACATGGGAAACGTCGGCGTCCCCTCTTTACTATTACATTGACGGCGGATTGGGATTGAATGAAGCGACGGGATTGTTTTTGTCGGGTTCGGCAAACATCGCAACGCCACCGATTCCCGTTTCTGGTGATGTGGAAATTGACATTGATTGGGTGAACGTCTACGACGACCAACAAGCCGTCCAAAGTGTTCCATCGTATTTCGACGAAACACGAATTTCCATCATGTCAAAGGTGGTCTATATAAACGACACGGGCGCATTGTCCGAGGTTGAAATATTCAGCGCAACGAATACAGATTCACGAATCAATTCAAACCTGAATCTTGATTTGGGGCAATTAAGGGTCAGCGATGCCGCGGGAATGCAAGGGTCATTTTTCGTGTACGATGGTTCCGCGTGGGTTCGTTCGACGTTATGGCGTCGCGACGACACGGGCGCATTCATCGGATTGTTTAAATTGTTGACGTCGGAAATCTTATCGTTGCATCGTGTACCCGTTGAACGATACGACGGGACCATCATCGCATCGGAAAGTTTTGGGATGAAATACATTTTCGATTCATCCGATTGGTTAATGATGCGCGGAACATACAACGCCAACATTGACCAATGGAACGGCGAATGGTTCAAGTTCAACAAGCAAACAAGCAACATCACCATCGACACGCCCGTTGGAAGCGGTGGCGGTGGCACGGCAACGGCTCGAATCAGTAGCCAACAAGGAACGGACGAAACCATTCGCGTGGTTCAAATGAATGCGACGGATGCGGATGTGACCAACAACACAACCATTGGCGGAACGTTGGGCGTCACGGGCGCATCAACATTGAACGAAACGTCCGTTGGTAATTTCACAACGACGGGAAGCGTGAGCGTCACCATCAATGATGTGGACGCGTCGTCTGGCGGTTCGGAAAATCAATCGTTGGCAAACCACACGAATTTCATCAACTATTCGGGTGAAGAAAATGGAACCTACACTATCAATTTGCCGTCGGCGGTCGATGGGGCATTGTTGCGATTCAAAACAGATTCATCCATTTCAGCAACTAAAAAAGCACAATTGACACCGCAGACGGGCGAAACGATTGACGGGTCAACGGAACCTTATGTGATGGACAGAAGTTTTGACGGAATCACATTGATGGGACACACCTTTGGCGGTTCGACAAATTGGTTTGTTATCCAGAAAAAAGAGAAATAAACACGCAAAAGATTCAGTAAATTGACACACAAATGGCGGACGTAAATCTAAACATCAAACAGACATTGAATGTGACGTGCATGAAGAATGACACGTTTTCATTGGATATGGATTGGACGGACGCGTCGGCGGTCGCCATCGATTTGACATTGTACACGTTCAAAGTTCAAGTGAAAAGGAATCAAGCGTCAAACATTTCATTGTTGACGTTCACGGATTCCGATTTCACAAAGGATTCGTCTGGCAATTTGACGATGACAAAATCCGCATCGGATATGGACATCGAATCGGGCGTCTATTATTACGATATGCAAGCGACAAAGATTTCCGATTCATCCGTGACGACGTGGATGGGCGGACGATTCACCATTGTTGAAGATGTAACGATTTAAGACATGGCGGTTGAATTGACATTGCCGACCATTGCGCCACAATCGATGACGTTGGAATCCGTTGGACCAATCACATTGGTTCTTGGTAGCGTCATCAGTATTGCGCCAACAATCACAACGAATCCGACAATTAGCGGAACGGCAAAGGTTGGCGAAACATTAACGGCAACCGCTGGCGATACAACGGGAACACCGCCGCCAACATCAACATTCCAATGGCAACGAAGCGACAACGGAACATCGGGTTGGTCGGATATTAGTGGCGCAACGGGGACCACTTACGTTTTGGTTTCTGCGGATGAATCCAAATTTTTGCGCGTGGAACAAACGGCGACGAATATTGAAGGAAGCGCGACGGCAACAAGCGCGTCAACATCACAAGTGGCTTCGGCGTTTAGTTTCTTGTTAGACGATTATGGTGACGCGGCGGTGGCGTATTCATTACGATTGTTGCGTGAGGAATACCAAGGTTCAGCGATACAAGTTCGCCGCGCGTCGGATAATCAAGAAACATCAATCGGGTTTGTGGACAATGATTTGGACATTGAAACACTTGAAGAATTCGCATCGGGAACAAAGGCATTTGTAACTATTTGGCGCGACCAAAGTGGAAACGGAAACGACATTGAAATTTCATCCGCATCACAACAACCGCAAATTGTCGATGGCGGTTCGGTAATTTTAACAAACAACAAACCATGTTTAAGCATTGACCAAGCAACGACGCAAGGTTTAGATATTACAATTTCGGCATCATCACGGCAGGACTTTTTCCAAGTTCATAAAACCAACGATGACAGATTTATCCTTTTAAAGGATTCAGCATCGGGGACGCGTTATGCTTATGCCACTATTGATGGGAACACGTCAACGGATTTACACGGAAACTATGGAACGCCGTCTTTGTTTATAAACGGAACGTCACAAAATCCAGAAAATAGAGATGACTTACATTCGTTATTGTCAACGAACAATCAAATTTTGATGTCAAGTATTAATGGGGATTCTTCCGCTTGGGCGAACGATTTGATTTGGGGATATTATTCATCTACGAATGTTTATGATGGAAACATTCAAGAAATTATATTTTATAATTCCGACCAATCATCGAATCGTTCGGGCATTGAAACAAACATCAACGACCACTATTCAATCTACCAATAATGTATTACATCGGCACAAACAAACAAGATTTGGATTCGTACAACGAACACGTTTCAATTAGCGAAGGGTACAACGGAACGACAACACATTGGTCGGAAATCATTGAACATCCAAACGGAACGGATTTCGCAATCTTAAAGCATGAAAAATATGATGCGGAATTGACGTTGGTGGAATCGTTGGGTGACGATTGGTTTCCAGATGTTGACTTTTAAACGATGCAAATGATTTCATATTTTAACACACAAACGGCGACGGCATGACGAACGAAAAATATTTGAATTTCTTGTTGATGGTGGGCGGTGGTTCCAAGTATCAAGACATATTGAACCAAGCGACCGCGGACGGCGTCACATTGCCGTCGGAAGAACAACAATCCAATCAACGGACATTGTTCGGTTCATTGGTTTCAATCGGGGTCATGGATAAGTTCGACGCGTTTTGGTGTTTTGCCAATGACGGAAGTTCGGATTTTGCGACATACAATTGGAAGAATCCGTCAACATTCAAAGCGGACGTGACAACATCCCCAACGTTCACCAGCGACATTGGGTTCAACGGGAATGGTACGTCATCCTATGTTGACCTAAACATTGACCCGACAGATTCAAGCGTCACAAAATACACGCGCGACGATGCGTCGTTTGGTGTGTACTCATGGGACGACATCGACACCGCCGCGAACAATTACCCGATTTCGCAAGAAACAAGAATCCGAATCTTTCAAAATTCAGCATCGGGCAACAACCGAATCAATTCCGCCGCGCCAACAACAACAACGGCAATTTCAACATCGGGAACGGGATTGATTGGATTGACGCGTGGCGATGCGTCCGAATTTTACGGATTATCGTCGGACGGAAACTATTCGTCAGCAATGGCGGCGGATTCCGTTATTGTGAATCAAACGGGGAATTTCGTTTTGAACAAGTTCGACACCACATTCAAATCGGGGCGCATTGGAATGGCGTGGGTCGGCGGTCATTTGACGGCAACGGAATGGTCCAATTTTGTGACCGCCGTGAACACCTACATAAATACTTTGTAAAATGAGAAAGATTGACAAAATATTCATCCATTGTTCCGCGACACCAGAAGGTCGCGACATAAAAATGGAAACGATAAAATCATGGCACGTCAAAGGGCGTGGATGGCGTGACATTGGTTATCACTTTGTGATTGAGTTGGACGGAATGTTAAGACCAGGCCGTCGCATGGAACAGATGGGCGCGGGCGTCAAGGGACACAATGAACATTCCATTCATGTTTGCTACGTTGGTGGCCTTGATAAAAACAAGAAAGCGAAGGACACCCGCACGGAAGCGCAACGGGAAACGCTGAACACCATCATTGGTGGATTGCTGAAAGAATATCCCGACGCGTCCGTTCATGGACACAATGAGTTTTCAAACAAGGCGTGTCCGTCGTTCGACGTTCAAAAGGAATTTGGAACACCTAAAAAATCCAAGCCAAAGAAATCCAAACCAACACCCAAAGCGGAAGAATAAATGAAACGATTTGCCCAGATATTTAAGAACGACAACGATTGGAACGAAAAGACAATCATTGGTTTCCTTTCTTTTGCGGTCATGGTGTTGGTCATGTTACTTGACGTCATCACCAACATTTCAATCAATGAGTTCATTTACAATTCATTTGTCATCGTGACATTGGGTTCGTTTGGAATCGCGGGGTTGGAAAAGTTTTCACCCTCTAAAAAATAACCCATGTCAATCCACGACCTAAAATTGTACACCATCAACACGTTGACCATGGCGGTCACATTCACAAACATTGAATCCACATTGAAACTTGTTTTACTATTGGCGTCCATTGGTTATACCTTACAACGCTGGTATATTATGAACGAACAAAAGAAAAACAAAAAGTAAATGGCAGATTCAAAAACCGATTTCGACCAATGGGTTGAAGATTTAGAAAACGAAGAACAACCAAATTGCAACATCCAAAATCCTGACGAATGCGATTCGTGTGGGTCGTAATCACCGCCGCGGTTCTTCAATCGTGTGGTGCATCGTGGCACCTAAAACGTGCGATTGCAAAAGACCCAACAATCATGAACGACACGATTGTGAAAGTCGACACAACGTTCGTGACGGACGAAATACGATTGACGGACACCTTGGTCGTTCGGGACACAATCGTTCGTGAAATCAAAAAAGACAATGCGGTCGTTCGCGTTCAAAAGATACATGACACCATTCGCATTGATGTGATTTGCCCACCCGACACCATCCGTTTTGTGGATGAAATAGAGGTGGACAGAATCATCTATAAAGAACAAAAAGGTCCTGAATGGTATCGCAAGACCATGACGATTCTTTGGTTGGTGGTGTCCATTCTGGTCATCATGTGGGCGATGAGGTTGACGAAATAGCGCAAAACGTACAATCGGGCGACCGATTGTTTTGTTGTTGTGGGGGCGTTCTTTTTGGACGTCCCTTTTTTTATGCCATTAAAAAAACCCAAACGTTCCAAATGGGTTCGTCTGGGTTTTCACACAACAATTCGTCAAGAGCAAGAGAAACGATTGTATTTTTATGAAAAAATTTATTCTTTAATTTGTCCATGTGTTCTGCCCCCGCCCCGAGGGGCAAAGCCACTTGGCCAAATTAAATTTTTTGTGAGTGAATGTCAAGATTTGGCGTGGTGGATTATTATTGGATTATTCACAATTATTTTTGTCCACATATTGTGTATTTAAAATATTCGTTATATATTAGCATTGTTAAACAAAAACAAAGACAAAATGAATTCATCAAACGTACCATTCGAAGTGAGAGTTTTAAACTACATTAACAAGAAAATTGAAAGAGCCACAAACCAAGAAGATTTGGAAGAAGCAAAAGCAATTTTAAAAGCACACAAGGAAATGTACAAAAACACACTTGGATAAAATCAACCCACGAACCCACCGCCCCGCACTGAAACAAATGCGGGGATTTGGTGGTATAAAACAAAGAGCAAATGAAAAAGTGGATTCTTAAAAATTACCCCCCAATCGTTTTGACAATTGTGGCATTGATTGTTTTCGTTTTGATGGCTGGATTGCTTTCCGCAATCAACCACATCACGACGCCAGATTTGCCAATCCAATATCAATAAAGATTCGGAACGACGCCCCGAATCAACACAACAATGATGGCGTCAATAACATTTTTTAATTATGGCAAAAGCAGATTTTGCAAAAGGACACGCAACCATTTTGAGTGGTTCCGTAAAGTTCGCCCGAATGACCAACGAATCGGGACCCGACCAGATGTCGGAAAAGTATGGTTGCGACCTTGAATTGGACGAAGCGTCCATCAAGCAATTGACCGACCTTGGAATTTTGGACCACGTTCGTGCCAAAGACCCGCAAGGAAATTTCAAACATGACGTTCCCGTCGTGAAGATTAAGTCCATCAACATCCCGAAAGCGTATTTGGCCAACCGCCAATCGTTCGACGGATTGATTGGTGACGGAAGTACAATTCGCGCCAACGTGTGGATTAAGAAATGGGAACACAAAGGGAAAAAAGGTTTGTCCATCTGGTTGTCGGCGTTCGTCATCACCAATTTGGTTGAATACGCCGTGACCGATTCCGACGCCTTGTTTGAAGGGTTGCCAGATTTACCCGAATTAACGAATGAACAATCCGCATCGGTTGCATCGAACAAACCGCAAGTGGCCACGGCGTCGCAAGCGTTTGACGATAACGATGACGATTTACCATTTTAATTCTTTGAGTTATGAACGTTAGACCAATTATGATGATGGAAGAAATGGTCAAGGTGTTGCGCGACGAATACAATGTCAACGCAATGGAAAAGACCAGAAAAGAGGCCGTCGTCATTCCACGGGCGGCGTTGTTCAATGTGTGTCGCGGATATTATTCCGCGACGCAAATTGGCCAATTCTTCGAAAAGAATCACGCCACCATTTTGCACCATTTCAAGAATCATGAATCATTCATGATGTTGCCGCAATACGTTGAAATCTACGAACGATTGATGGAAGTGTTGGCGGAATATGATGACCGCGCAAGACACGCGAAGAAGGAACGCGAGTTGCGAAAAGAACAGATTCACGAATTGACGGAACAAGTCGATGAATTGCAACGTGAAAACCAATCGTTGCGTGAAAAGTTGGACGCCTATGTTTAAGAGGATAATAAGAAAGAGGCGTCACAAAATGTTTGTGGACCAATACATCGTTGAATTGCAATGGGATTCATTGAACACGATGTTGGTGGCCAGCGCGACGCAATGGAACGACGACGTTGTTCATTTGCTGAACAACAACGCACGATTGATTAGGAAATACCAACGCCGCAAAAGGTGGTTGAAATTTTAGAGCATGGAACGATTTACAACATTCAAAGAGGCCATCAAGTTGGTGGCCTTGTATCAAGCGACATTGGAACAGATGGACACGATGAAAGGGACACGATTGTATCGCCAGAACATCAAAAAAATGATGGGGCGGTTGGAAACGGAAATCGAACGGGCGATTCGCGGTCCATTGGGCGCGTTGGATTCCACGGATGAAGAATTGATGACGACGATTCAAGGTCAAGTGGAAATGATTTTGAATTTGTCATTGGAAGAATTGGTCGCCATGAAAATGGTGGTCGATGAACACCGCGAACCAGAACGCCAAATTGCTGGTGTTGATTTTGGGGATGCGTTGGATAAGTTGTCGAACCTTTAAAATCAAACAGAATGACTTATTTTTTAAAATATGATGAATGGTTTGATAAATACCACGATGTCATATATTTAGAACTTGCAGAAAATGGCGCGGATAGGGAAATGGATTTCAATCCAGAAGAAGAATTTCGAATAAGATATGAGGCTTATTTAAAAACCAAAGAGAATGACTGACCAAGAGAAAGCCACAAAGATTCTTTTTTACTTATTAGTGTTTACGATAGCGATGTTTGCTTTGAGTGTTCTGGCTTTGCTTTACGTTTACGCACACCCGACAATCACTTTGAAATGAATTGCAATTGCCCCAATAAAACGATGACCATGATTGAATTGTGTTATCGTGATTTAAAAGAAAACGGAATCGAAAAGGATTGAACAATGACAAAGACAAAATTTATCGAAATGCTCGAACAACACGATTGGCATTTCGAACGAAGCGACGACCATTCAAAATGGCGTCAAGGAATGGAAGAACGAAAACGCATCATGTCCGCAAAAATTATATTGGGCGCGGTTGGTGAACGACTATTCGAAGAACACCGCAAAAAACATCACGCATGATTTCCGTGATTGTACCAGAAGAACAACGCGCCCGCATTTGGAAATATTTGGGGCGTCACAACCTTGGAAACCGCGGTCGGTTTGATGGGTCACGAAAAGACCAATATATTGGTTTGTTGGGTGAATATGTCGTCCGCCAATATCTTGGAATTGATGTCGAAGAATATCGAAGTAAAGAAGGGTTTGACGACGGCGTGGATATTGTCGCAAGCAATGGAATGACGATTGACGTGAAAACGATTGCGACACGTTCAGCGGTTCGCCCACATTATCAAGTCAACATCGCGGCAACGCAAAAATCGTATCTGGTCCACATGTATGTTTTTTGTCATCACAACACAAAGAACAATGAAACCACGATTTGTGGATGGCGGTCCAAAAAGATGTATTTCGAGGACGCCACATATATGGCAAAAGGTGAACAGAAAGTTTTGGACAACGGGTCGGTCTTAACATATCGCGCCGCGTCCTATGATTTGAGGATTTCACAATTGCACGATATTGAAGAATTAAACAGAATAATAAATCAAGGAACATGAAAATTAAGAATGTTGAACAAAGGTCACGCGAATGGTTCGAAATGCGTTTGGGTGTCATTACGGGTTCGCGATGTGCGAACATTTTCAAGTCAAACAATTTGACGTTTGTCGATGAACTAATCGCCGAACGATTGTCGGGCGAGATTATAGAATCGCCAACAACGCAAGCGATGCAACACGGCATCATGATGGAACCCGTGGCGTTGGATGAATACAGAATGAGAACGGGAAACGATGCAAGGGAAATCGGTTTTTGCATTCACGACGAACATGATTTTTTGGCCATCAGTCCTGACGCGTTGGTTTATGAAAAGGACGTTCCAATTGGTGGCGTGGAAATCAAATGTCCATCGACGAAAAAGCACGTTGAATATTTAAGAATGAACAAGATTCCCGCACAATACAAAGCGCAAGTGATGCACTATTTTATTGTGGTTGATTCTTTGCAATGGATGGATTTCGTTTCGTTCGACCCGCGCATTCAAAAAAAATTGTTTATTTTCCGAGTTCATCGCAACGACCCAGACGTTGAAATGGAAATTGAAATGCGTAAAATGAAATATTTGGAATTCTGGAATAAAGTTCAAAAATATGAGCGACAAATACTTGAATGATTTCGAACGTGTTTGTTGGTCACTTGCCAAAGAGCATTTCAAAGCATTGGACAAAGAACACATCACAAGAATGATTGAGCATTCCGCCAACAAAAAAATCAACAATGAATTGGATTCCGAAGAATTTAAAAGAGTTGGGCAAATTAGCCGACGAACTGAAAGCCGAAAAACACCCAATGTTGCCACCGCACGCATTGGTCAAACAAAGGTTCAAAGACACCACCGCCAATGATTTGACGAAAACAATCATTTGGGATATGTACCACGTCCGCGGTGGCGCGGCGTATCGTATAAACAACGGCGCGGTGTACGATAAGAAAAGGAATGTATATCGGAAGGGCGTCCAGCGGAAAGGCATCCCCGACATCATCGGAATCATTGACGGCAAGTTTTACGGCATTGAGGTGAAGATTGGAAAGGACAGACAATCCGCAGACCAAAAGGAAATTGAAAAGGAAATCAACGATTCTGGTGGCGTGTATTTCATCGCGAAAAGCTACGATGACTATTTGTCGAAAATCAAATGATTCACGACAACCATAAAAACGGCGCGTTGGCGGAATTGCGATGCGCCGCGGAATTGATTCAAAGGGATTGGCACGTTGCATTCCCTTTTGTCCATCAATCGGAAATTGACATGATAGCATTTCGCGGAAATCGTTTTGTGACGATTCAAGTGAAGTCGGCGACATACATCAAGAAACACCACGCTGAAATCACTTGTGTTTTCGACCAATATCAAAACGTTGATTTTGTCATCTGTTATGACGTGGTGAACCGCCGTTGGTTCATTTTTCCTTTTAAGGAATTAAAGGGGCGAAAGTCAATAACATTGACGCCCAAAAGATATTCGCGCAATTGTGATAATTGGGCGTTGATTAGATAACACACAACAAAGAGCAAAGAACGAATGGACATCAAAAAGATTGCCCAGAAATATCGCGACCACGGATTTTCCCCGATTCCATTGGTTCGCAATTCAAAGCGGCCATTGCTGAAAGGATGGCAACAACACGCGGAAGAACCCATCACAAATTTTGACGTATTTCGTGACACCAACGGCATCGGTTTGGTCATGGGTTTCGATGGAATTCAATGTTTGGACATTGACGCTAAATATTTTGAGGGCGATGAATATAATGAATTTAAATTATTGATAGAGGAAAACGCGCCTGACCTGATGAATAAAATGATTATTCAACAAACGCAATCGGGCGGTTTTCATTGGATTTTCAAATGTTCGGAAATTGCGGGAAACGAAAAGTTGGCGAAGAATAGCAAAGGCGAAGTAATATTCGAAACACGCGGGAAAGGTGGTCAAATCGTTGTTTGGCCGACAAAAG